TCAGCTTTATAACCTCGACGCCGCCATGGAGAATGGTGTATTCAACCCCAAATCAGGGCCGCTTTGCGGATGGTGCCCCGTCACCGCTTGCGAACATTGGAAACCACGGAGGAAGTGATGGCTAGGGATTACCGCAAAGAATACGATACCTACCAAGGTACCGCACAGCAGAAGAAGAACCGCGCTGTACGCAACGCAGCCCGTGCCAAGATGGCAAAGGCGGGTAAGGCCAAGAAGGGCGACGGTAAGGATGTCGGCCACGTCGTGGCGCTCGACAAGGGCGGTAGCAACAAGACTGGCCTACGCATGGTCAGCAAGTCGGCTAACCGATCCTTTGACCGAGACGCTAAGAAGAACCTGATTTCGGAAACAAGTCCACGAGAACGCAAAAAGAAATAAGCGTACCAAGGAGCAAGCTGGTGCAAATCGTCGAAAACAAAGCGTTACTCATTAACGCACAAGACCCGTGCCTCATTACAGACAACATCCACAAGAGCGCAGAAGTAGCCGAAGGCGTGGTTGTCAAATGGGGACACAATGAAACGGAAATCCTAGCGCAGCTTGGCTTCGCAGATACCCCCTCGCCTATGCTCAAGTCCTACCAGTGGACGGGTAAGTTCGAGCCGTTCAAGCACCAGAAGACCACGGCGTCATTCCTATCTATCCGCAAGCGGGCGTTCTGCTTCAACGAGCAGGGCACAGGCAAGACAGCCAGCGTGATTTGGGCAGCCGACTACCTCATGAAGAAGGGCTTGGTGAAGCGCGTGCTGGTGCTATGCCCCCTGTCGATTATGAAGTCGGCGTGGCAGCAGGACTTGTTTAAGTTTGCCATGCACCGTTCGTGCAGCGTGGCGCATGGTGCAGCCAAGCAGCGGGAGAAGATCATTAACTCTGGGGCTGACTTCGTCATCCTTAACTTTGATGGGCTGGCTGTGGTCAAGGACACAATCGCCAAGGGTGGTTTCGACCTTATCGTGATTGACGAGGCCAACGCCTACAAGAACCCAACGACCAACCGCTGGAAGATATTGAACCGCTTGGTGCGCGACACCGACCCACGCCTGTGGATGTTGACTGGTACGCCAGCGGCGCAGTCTCCGGTGGATGCCTATGGTCTGGCCCGTATGATGGACCTGCCGGGATGTCCCAAATATTATGGCGTCTTCCGTGACAGCGTGATGCGCAAGGTGACCCAGTTTAAGTGGACGCCGAAGAGCAACGCGCAGGCAATCGTCCATAAGGTGTTGCAGCCAGCCATCCGGTTCGAGAAGAAGGATTGCTTGGACCTACCGTCCGTAACGCACATCGAGCGCGAAGCGCCCCTCACCCCGCAGCAGCGCAAATATTATAACGAGCTTAAGAACCAGTTGCTGTTCGAAGCCAGTGGCGAGGAGGTCAGCGCGGTCAACGCTGCGACGAAGCTCAACAAGCTGCTCCAGATTAGCGGAGGTGCAGTCTATACGGATAATGGTGAGGTACTTGAGTTCGACGTATCCAACCGCCTGAACGTGGTGTTGGAAGTCATCGAGGAAGCCAGCCATAAGGTGCTGGTCTTCATACCGTTCACCCACACCATCGAGCTTCTGCGCGCCCGTCTGGAGAAAGAAGGCATCACGTGCGATGTCATCAACGGCAAGGTGTCAGTCAACAAGCGCAGCGATATCGTTGATAAGTTCCAGACTCAGCCGCACCCACGCGTCCTGCTCATCCAACCCAAGGCAGCGAGCCATGGTCTGACCCTGACGGCAGCCGACACCATCATCTGGTACGCACCCACAACGAGCGTGGAAACCTACCTACAGGCAAACGCCCGTATCGACCGTGCCGGACAGAAGAACGCCATGACCGTGGTGCACATCAAGGGCAGCCCTGTAGAAGAGAAGCTTTACAGCATGTTGCAGGGTAACATCGACAATCACCAGAAAATTATCGACTTATACAAACAAGAACTTGACACTGTATAGTCACCCTCGTAAGCAGGGGGAATAACGAAGGAGCAAACCATGACTGATAAGATACCCGTAGAGAAACTCGTTGCTGCGTACCGCAAAATCCGTGCGGCCATCGCAGAGGAGGAAGAAGCATTTGAAGCTAAGGTCGCTGGCCTTAAGGAAAATCTGGAGCTTGTATCCAAGGAGCTTCTGGACTTCTGCAACGACCAGAACATTGACAGCATCCGCACACCTGCTGGCACCCTATCAAGGCGCGTTCAGTCCCGATACTGGACGACTGACTGGGAGCAGATGTACAAGTTTATTGAAGAGCATAACGTGCCGTTTCTGCTTGAGAAGCGCCTGCACAATGGTAACGTGAAGCAGTTTTTGGAGGAGAATCCGGACGTCCTCCCGGTCGGCCTACAGGTCGATAACAAGTACGTAGTCCACGGGTAGCACATGAAGCCGCTAGAAAGTGGTTTGATGATGGCGTACCGGCTTGCTGGCAGCACCCATGGGAAGAGTTAGATGCCGGGGAGAAGAATTTTCTTCTCGTTTTGGCCGAGGACATCATCATTAACCCCGACATGACACCTATAAAGGATGATCTTAAGTCTGCTCGGCAAATATTTATCGAAGGTGTTTTCTGGGGCACCGTGCGCATCCGGCATGCAATTAAAGAAGGAGAAACCAAGTGAACGAGATAACTATTTTTGACCAGCCGACTGAGGGTGGTTTTGTCCGGCGTGAGTCGGGTCGTCTGGACCGTATGGGCGGTAGCGGCATCACGTCGCGCCGCATCAAGATCAGCAACGGGCGCGTCTTCAAGAAAGTCGTCAACGGTGAAGAAATTGGTAAGGCTGTTGACAAGCAGCTTGATGTCATCATCGTCGATTGGCTGCTTGAGCCATCACGCAAGTTCTATGCCGGTGCATACGATAAGAACGCTAAGGCAACTCTACCTGACTGCTGGTCGAACGACGGTATTAAACCGGAAGTATCAGCCAAGGCTCCGCAGGCTAAGACCTGCATGGAATGCCCCAAGAACGTGAAGGGTTCCGGTTCCAACGGTCAGGGTAAAGCTTGCCGTTATGAGCGTCGTCTGGCTGTCCTCGTTGCTGGTGATTCATCGGGCGATGTCTACCAGATCACGGTCCCCGGCGGGTCTTTGTTTAGCAACAACAACGGCAATCTTTATGGGTTCGAGGGCTATAAGAAATTCCTTCTGGCCAATAACGCAGCACCCGATACAGTCGTAACCAGCCTTATCTATGACCCTGAAACCGACACTGCCAAGCTGTGGTTCAAGGCAGCGAGCTTTTTGAACGCGCAGCAAGCTGCTGCTGTGGATGTTGCGCAGAAGGACCCTACCACAGACCGTTATCTCAAGCTGACGGCTGCGGCTGTGGATGGGGCCAAGGCTATTGCTGCTGCTGAACCTGTGGCTGCCATCGCACCGCCCACTGCGTCGGTTAATCCCTTCGGTGACGACGACGATGAGGACGAAGTTCCCGTTAAGCGCGCTGCCAAGAAGGAAACCCCCGCTGCTCCCAAGGCTGAACTGAATGAAGTTCTTGGTGACTGGCTCGATGAGGATGAGGATTAAGTCATGCAAGGTTACACCATCCGTGTAGCCGAGGCGACTAATAACGCTGACGGTAGCCTCGTGGGAGTCCAGCTTGGACGCTTGTGTATCAAGCACGACATTTCGGTGTCGCAAGTGGCTCGTGACCTCGGGGTTACCCGTCAGACGATTTATAGTTGGTTTAGTGGAAAGTCCGAGCCGCAGGCGTATTACGCTACGTCTGTGCGCCGGATGATCGAAGAGCTTACACAAGCCAACACCTGACCCTCGGTACAATTATAAATTATTAGCGAGCGCTGCTCGCAACGGAGAAGATTTCGATGGAGAACGTAGACCTCCTTGACTTTGTACAGCCAGCCACTGGTTGGTTTGCTGTACTTGGTATTAAGGGGCCACGTGACGTCCGACAGGAGCTAGTTTCCACACGAAGGGAAGTTGACGAACTGGTAGAGCGATATGTCGCAGAAGGCCGCAATGTCTTCTTCGGTGTAGCCAAGTACGCAACGGGGGATAACCGCACCAAGGAAAACGTCAGAGCGCTTAAGGCTTTCTGGCTGGATATTGATTGTGGGGAAGCCAAGGCACAGGTCAATCCGGAGACGGGTAGGCCGGATGGGTATATCAATCAGGCCGCTGGTTTGCAGGCACTTAAAGAGTTTTGTTCTGTCGTCGGGCTACCAAAGCCCACGCTAGTCAACTCAGGTGGTGGGCTGCATGTTTACTGGCCGCTGGAAGAAGAGATCACGCGGGCCGAATGGGAGCCTGTAGCTGAGCGCTTCAAGGATATATGCCGTACCCAGAACTTCTATGTGGACGACAAGGTGTTTGAGGTAGCGCGTATCTTGCGCATACCGGGCACTTATAACTTCAAGGAGGAAACGCCACGGCCCGTAAGCATAATAGCGGCTGGCAAGACAACAACGCTGGATGATTTCCGGCGCATACTCGGCGTGGTGGATAAGCCCAAGCGGTCTATCTTCGACGACAACTATGAGGCCAGTCCTCGCGAACTCGCGATGTACAACGGCATTGGCTACAGCTTTAAACGTATCATGCAGCGCACGGCCAAGGGGGACGGGTGCAACCAGCTTCTCCACGCCTACAAGAACCGATCCACGATTGGCTATTACGAGTGGTTCTATGCGCTGTCCGTGGCTGCGATGTGCGAGGATGCTGACAAGGCTGTCCACATGATGTCGGATGGTTATCCAGACTATGAC